CCCCGCCGCCCGCGGAGACGAAGGACCTCCTCGCAGGCAACGCGTACGCATCGATGACGTACGCCGGCGTCACCAATATCTGGGGCACGCCCGGCCACGCGGACGGCTGGGACATGGAACGCGTCATCGTCGAGGGCTACGAACGCAGCGTCTGGACCTTCAAGTCCGTCGAGGCGATCAGCAAGCACGCCAGCACGCTCCCGATCCAGATCGGCCGCGGCGGTGACGAGCGCCGCTTCGAGGAGACCCTCGAAGACCACCCGCTGTTGAAGCTGCTCAACAAGAAGGCCAACCCGCTGGAGACCGGCGACGTCTTCAAGAAGCGGCTGAGCGCGCAGCTCCTTCTGTCGAAGAAGGGCGTCTTCATCGAGAAGACGTACTCCCGCGGCGGCACCCTCGTACGCCTCGATCTGCTGCCACCGGACCGCGTCCAGATCATCCCGGACGACCGGAACGCCGACTACGTCAAGCACTTCGAGTTCACGGACTACAGCGGCCGCGTGCGGGAGCTGCTGCCCAAGCACGTCATCTGGATCCGCGACCCCCACCCCACCGACCCGTTCTGCGGCGTCACCCCGCTCGAGGCCGCGGGCCTGTCCATCGACCTGGACGTCAAGGCCCGCACCTACAACATCAGCTTTATCGACAATGACGGCAGACCAGGCGGAATCGTCGGTATCGACCTCGACGGCGTCGACCCCCGCGAAGTCGACCGCATCCAGAAACGCCTGGCACCCGGAGCGCACAACGCCGGCCAGCTCACCCTCGTCGGCACCGGGCCCGGCGGCGTCACCTACGTCGACACCTCCGCCCGCCCCCGCGAGATGGCGTACGAGACGCTGTCCAGCACCGCAAAAGGCGAGATCCTGGCCGCGTTCGGCGTGCCGGAGAGCATCGTCGGCAACGCCTCCGAGCGGACCTACGCGAACGCCGACCGTGAAGAGTGGAACTTCTGGGACCACACGGAGCTGCCCCACCTCAACCTGATCGCCTCCGGGTTCGACCCGGACCTGGACGACGAATGGACGGTCCGCTTCGACACCTCCGGCGTGAAGGCGCTGGAGTTCCCCCGGCGCCAGGCCCGCGAGGAGGCCCGCAAGGAGTGGGAATCCGGCCTCATCACGATCGACGAGTACCGCGAGGTCGCCGGGCGGCCAGCGTTCAACGTCCCGCAGTCCCGAGCCCTATGGATCAGCCCGCAGAAGGCCCCCGTCCCCGCCAACCCGCAGGACGCCGCAGCGCTGGGCCTCGGCCCCGACCCGGCCGCCGCAGGTGCGCCAGGCGCCGGGCCTACCGGCGCTCCGCTCCCCGCTGGCACCGCTCCCGAGACCGCGGCCGCGGACGTGGCCGCCGCTCGGGCCCTCGAAGCCGGTCCGAGCGCAGCGGCCGACGTCGCCGCAGCAAGAGCACAGGGTGACCCCCTCGCCCTTCCCGCGGGCGGAGGGGAGACGGCCACTGACGCCGTCGCCGCGGCACGAGCCGTCTCCACCGACGAAGGCCCCGCGGCCGCGGCCGCCGACGTTGCCCGCGCCCGCGACACACAAGACGCTGAGCTGTCCAGTGACGCCGCCGAGGACGTCGCCGCGGCGCGCGCCTCGATCGAGACCAAGGCCCTGCCCAACGACGACGGATTCGAGGTCACCGACGACGACTTCGACGCCCTCTCCATGGCCGTGGCCGCAGCCATCACGGCGCTGCTGGCACGGCAGGAGGGCGTCATCCTCGCCCGGCTCCGCGCCCCGAAAACCCGCAAGTACACGCGGTACTGGGAGCCCGAGAACGACACCGACGTCCGGCACGCCGACGCTGACCTCGACCAAGACCGGGTTGTCAGCGCCGCCCGCTGGGCCGAGGAGACCAGCCAGACCCTGACGCCGATCCTGCAGCAGGCCGCCGTTGCCACCGCCCGCAAGGTCGGCCAGGCCCTCACCGGCACGGACACGGTTCCCCCGGCCGCGGCCGCGGCCGCCATCGTCACCGCGGCGTACGCCGGCGAAGCCATCACCGGATTCCTCGCTGAACTCGCCGAAGCTCTCCGCGCAGCCCAGGGCGACGCCGAAACCGTGGCGGACCTTGAGGGCGCCGTCACCAGCTTCTACATGTCCGCGGAGCCCGCCCTGATCGCTCGCATCGCTGAGACGTGCGCCGTGGCGACCATCAACGGCGCAGCGGACGCCGCGGCGGAGCATGCCGGCCCCGGCGTCATGCGGACCTGGGTCACCCGTGCAGACACCCGCGTGCGGCCCGCTCACAAGGCACTGCACGGCAAGACGTTGCCCGTTGGCGCCCCGTACACCGTGGACGGGGCCAGCCTCCGCTACCCCGGCGATCCGTTCGCGCCGATCGCGCTCACGGTCAACTGCCGATGCCGCCTCCACTACGCCACCGATGAGGACCCGTCATGAAGACCACCGTCAGATTCTTCCGTCGCCACAGCAGCCGCATCCTCTGGGGCGCGTGGGTTGGGTTCTTCGTCATCTACGAGACGGTCGCCCTGTTCACCAAGCGGGACGATGACACTCTCAGCGAGAACACCCGCAGAGCGTTCCGCACCCGCACGTCGAAGACCGGGAGAGCCCTTTTCACCGTGGCGGTGGCGGGCGGGGCAGCCTGGTTCCTGCTCCACATCCTGACCGAGACCATGTAGCCGCAGCAGCCGGCCCGGCTTGCACAATTGTGCAAGAACGATCTTGATCTCGGGTGGGACTGCAAGAGCGCGACGCTAACCACCTGTGGTGTGCATGGTCCGCGCCATGCTGAATCGCCCCACTGCACAGGCTGAGTCGCAGGACCTGAGTCGCGACGTCGAGGTCAAGGCCACGCGCCGACCGTGGAACCCTGCCCTTCACCCGCGGGACAGCAAGGGCCGCTTCATCGAGACCGGTGGAGTGGTGAGGTTGTGGGGCGGCAAGCTCGCGCGCGTCGTCCGCGCGCTCCCCCACGACCGCATCCTGGTCCAGGACCAGACCGCGCCGAACGAGTTCCGTGGCCGCAGGCACACCACAAGTGCCAAGTGGGTCAGCATGGTCGCCCGTCCTGACGGCAGCGCGCCCACCGCCGACGAAGAGAAGGTCGCAGCCGAGGACGAGCGGCGCACCGTGGATTCGCGCCGCGGCAACGGTGTGGCCCGGGACGACGACGGCGACCCGGACACCCCGAACGACCCGCACGACCAGGACGACGCGGGCCAGCCCATCGGCGACGACGATGGCGACGGCCCGGACGACGTTGACGACGAGGACGAGCCCGAGGACGGCGCCCTCCCCGTCAACGTTGATGCCCTCCCGAACCGGCAGCACGCCGCTGGCGCCCGGTACCGCGACACCGCGGCCGTCCGCCGCCACTTCACCCAGCTTGCCGGGCAGTCCAGCACGAGCCCGGACATGGCCACCTTCCTGCGCTCGGTGGCCCATGACGACGACTTGCTGGTGACCCCGTCCGGCCGGGTGGCGGTCCTCCGCGACGACTCCGGCCGCTGGTACCTCACGGCAACCGGCACCGGACAGCGCATGGACGCCGCCGGGGACTTCGACACCGCCGAGGACGCCGCCCGGTTCGCCGAGCACCTCGACAAGAGCGCAGTCAACGGGCAGATCACCAAGTTCGCCCAGCCGTTCGACTTCTCCGACCCTCAGCTCGACCGCGCCGCCCGTGAGTGGCGCTCCGCCAAGGGCGAGAACATCCAGGGCGCCATCGAGCGGGCCCGGAGGGAGTTCGACGCTCGCCCCGCGGCCGCGCCGAAGAACTCCGTGCCAACCTCGGCGAACAGTGGCACCTCTGCCGCGGGCGGACAGCGGTTCAGCACGCTCCAGGCTGTTCGCGCCCACTGGCAGCAGCGCCTCGACCAGATCAACGACATCGGTCCAGACAGCGTCCGAGAGCAGCGCGCCGCGCGACTCCTGGAAGGACTGATCAACAACGACCGGCTCAAGCTCGTCGGTCGCGGCCAGTTCGTCGTCGGCCAGGACAACAACGGCGAGTGGTACCTGGTCGCTACCGGCAGTGGGGCGCCGCTCCGCCGCCGGTGGCCTTCCCAGAAGGACGCACAGGCGTTCGCCCGGTCCTTCACCGAAAATCCCCCGCTGGGGGACGACGGCAAGCCGCTGGACCTGTCGGACCCCGGCACCCGTATCCAGACGTGGCGCTCCGACGACAACCGTTCGATCAGCGAAGTCCTCGACGCCGCCGCGGAGAAGTGGCAGAGCGAGAACACCGCAGCGAGCAACGGCGAGAACGTCCCGGAGACAGCCCCGACGCCGACCCCGCAGCCCGAGAC